CTTGGCAATGGCTGCGCGAGGATCACGCAGGTTCTCCTCGGTCAGCATGAACTTGGTCAGTGCATTGACCCGAGCGTTGGTCAGTGCTTCATTGATGCGCTTAAGGTGTGAGCCAATAATCTGAGGGTCATTTGTTTCAATGGCTTGCTTGCGGATGCTCTCAGCAAAAACGACACCATAAGCAGAGAATTGCGCCGCGTCGGTAGTGGCCGCATTCTCTAGGAGCTGCTCTAGGTTTGTGAAGTTCAGCTCAAACTTGATTTTTGCTTCGTTTATTGCACGCTTTTGCTCAGAGTCCAGAGCAGACTTATAGATGCTGCGCCCAAAGGTGGCCATGGTGGCGCGGAACTTATAAGAAGCCTCCGGGTCAACCTTGGACAAGGTGCGGCCAAAGCCATCGGTCATGGTGGTGATCTTGGTCAGCACCTGTTCGGAAGTTGCCTTGCCGGTCTCAATCTGCTGCGCCAAGCGAACAAGCTCGGCCTGGCCCTCTGCCTCAAATTGCTGCGACAGTTGCAAGGCCCGCGCCTTACGCACCGCCTCTTGGAACACGCTGACCGGATTGCCGCCCAGGTTTAGGCTCTTTAGGTCGCCATTCTTGGCAGCCTCAATCTGCTCCGGGGTTAGTTCGTTCTCGGCAGCGAACTGCAAGCCCTCTTTCTCGCGCAGCCGGAAGGAGTCCTGGAAGAGCTGGGCGCTCATGCGATCCAGCGCCTCAGCGATCTGGCTGGAGCCCTGGGCCTGCACTCGTGCTCCGATGGGCTCCACCGCCTGCGGGGTGACGCGCTGCATGGGAACATTGCCGCCGCCCTGCAGTTGGATGCGGCCAGAATCAATCAGTTGAGTGGCCATTAAAATCTGCCCCCATAACCCTTAAAGTCGGGATCAATTGTTGACGATTTTCCTGAGAACGGGTCGGCCTTCGCAAGGTTGGTCAGCCCTCTGGTCAGAGTAAAGGTGGATAGCATCCCGCCAGTGCGGCGGGCGGCAGATGCTGCGGTCTCAAGCTGGCCAGCACCGCGTTGGGCTGCGAACAGGTTCAGCGTGTTCTGCAGCTCGGTGGACTGAATCAGGGCGTTGGCATCCTCAAAACCAAGCACGCGGGCGGTCAAGGCATTTAGGTCTGCAACACCCAGGTCGCGCATTGTTGCGGCCACGTTCTCAAGCTGGACACCCTCAATGGAGCCGCTACCCAGCGCCACGCCGCTTGCAGCCGCACGGGCACGCAGGGCAGCGTTGGTCTTCCTCATGTTCCGCAGTAGGGTGTTGCCAGCGATCTGCCAGTTGCGGGCCTCGGTCTCAGCCTTCTGCAGTGTGCGGCCTGCCTGAACGGCAGCGTACTGCTCGTCCATGTCGGCCCGCACCTCGGCAAGCGCCAGGGTGTCGCGGGCCTGCACCATGTAGGCAGTCTGCTGCTGGATAGCAGCCGTCTGCTGCATCTGCGAGGATGCGTATGCGTCCAGCAAACCAGCCACCGCAGTGGCTTGGCCCATCGTTGGATTAGGAGTTGTTGCCATGGTCAAGTCCCAGAATGAACCGCCACGCGGTAATCAAGCCCCAGCAGGGTCATCTTCAGCGGCAGGGTCTGCGACACCTCAATGGCCTGCTCTCGGCTGTAGCCCAGCGCACCCGTCACGCGCTTGATGCCAGTGAAGGTGGGCTCGGGCAGATCCAGCAGCGGGTTGTCCATCAGACGGAAGGCCACCGGGTTGTTGTTGATGGTCATGTGCTGGGTGTCTTTGACCACAGCGTTGATCTCCACAATGCGCTTCTTGAAGCTCACCCGGTTGCCCGTCTGCAGTCGGATGTCTACAGGCATGGTCTTGACGTAGACAGAGATAGGCAGGCCCACCTCGTAGCTGGTGGTGCTGGAGCGGTCAAACGTGACAGAACCGCCCGCGCTCACGGTCTCATTACCCTGGGGCACGCCGTCGCAGATGACGTTCAGGCTCTTGCCGATGTGCGGCAGACCAGACGCACTGGCAGCCGATGCGCCTAAAAAAGCGCAATCTGTATACACATCGTCCCGGAACTGTTCAACAAAGTAGCGATTTACGCTATTAAATGTGCGCTTGGTCACGCAATAGATGGTGTTGACATCCACGCCCACATCAATGAACTGGCCGTCCGTGGTGAACTCACTGGGGCTGGTGATCTGCTGCGAGCGCATCAGCGAGAAGGCGGCAATAGATCCGTCAGCCTCGTTGGTCATCATCAGCAGATCTGACTCATCAGTGCTGGCAGCACGGCGCAGAGCAATGCGCTGCGGGGTCTTGAGCAGATGGCCAGACAGCAGCGAGATGCGCTGGGTGACGTAGGTCGCTTGCGTGTCCGTGAACACGAACTCGTTGAGGCTCTTGCCCTGGCGCTGGATGTAGACCGAGCCAGACTCCACCGACTGCACGCGGGTGCCGGGCTTGATGCCGTTTCGGCGTACCTGCTTGAAGGTGAAGGTCAGCGGGGTGATCGGGTCGCTGTCGCGCTGCGGCACATAGAACTCGCCGCCCGTGGTGAAGACTTGGAAGTCACGCGAGCTGATGATGTCGGTGATGACGTTCAGCTCGTTGGTGTCCAGCGTTGCCTCCACCGCATCGTCGTCCAGGGACTCAAATGGCACGAAGTCGAAGAACAGACCGATCTTGCTGCCCCAGATAGTCGAGGGCCGAGACTTGCTGCCGCCGAAGTACAGCCGCCCCTCATGGAACGACACGCTGCGCGGCCAGCCTTTGGTGCTGCTCCACACATCTTCATAGTTATGCTCCAACTCCCAGCGGCCAGCGTCAATGGCCGTAGTGTTGAAGAATGGGTATTCGGTGACGGCCTCGACCACCGTAGATGACACATACCGGGTGATCCGGGCGCGGCCTTGCGGTTGGGCATTGATGTACTGGTTGACGGATTCTGTCGTCCAAGTGGTGACTTGGTAGTTGCTGGTGCCGTTTGGCGTTACCGTCCAAGGCACATCTACTGTCGCAACCTTGGTGCTGCCGACGTAATCCTTGATGATCCTGATCTGGCCAGAGCCGGTGCCGCCAGTAATCGTGACATACATCCCATTGTAGATGTCGTCAGTTGAACTGGCTGTTGATTTCAGCGTAATGGTGGTGCTCGTGCCAGCCTGCGCTGCACCACTGTCGTGGTTGGTCGCAGAGGCTGTCAGCGTGATGTTCCCAGACACCGCAGAGGGCGTTAGGGTTGACCCGATGTTTGTATCAAACTGGATATTGAAGGCGTACTTGGGGATGCTGTCAAAGGTGACGGATGTAGCAGTCCATGTTGCATCGCTTCCGCCACGCACAATTTTCACGGGCTGCAGGTCAGGATGCACCACGATCAAGGTATCAGCCGACTGCGTCCAACACATATCATCGACCATGTCGCTGGTGATGCTAGTCGTCAGGTAGTTGTTGGCCCCGCCGTTGATGGCCGCAATCACTACGCCATTCTTGATGACGTACATCCGTTGATGCGTGAAGCACAGCATATAGCTGTCGGTCACCGAGAACTGGAAGGGAACTAGCCGCACGCCGTTGCCCGCGCTCGGGGTGCTGCTGTTGGGCAGCTCTAGGATGTGCTTGGTGCCGGGGCGGCGGCGCAGGCCACCCTGGGGCTGGATCAGGACGTTCGTGGCTTTGGCCAGCGCGTTGTTGTACTGATCAAGCTCGACACGCGAGCGCAGCAGCGGGTCAAGCTCGCCCGTGCTGAAGTTGCTCTGGATGTCTACGAAGCGCGGCATCAGTACCTCGCGGTGATCAGAGTGTAATCGTCAATGACCTTGACGGCATTGTTCGCACCGTCGATCTGCGTGGCCTGACGGAAGTAACCGCCACGCCCGTTCTCGCCCGGCTCACCCAGCGCCATGCGCCGCCAGAAACCAGCTTTGTCGTTCTGCTCAGTGATCGGCTCTGCAATGTGCCAGGCCACCTGATACTTCAGTAGCTGCACGAAGTACTGAGGCATGGCGAACTCGCCCACGCTGTACTGGTAGTCGATGAAGACGCTTTCCAGGTTGCACAGAAGCTGGTCGCCCTGGATCTCCCATTCTTTGCGCGGGGTTGCGCCCACAGCGGCGGTGTCAAATACGGCACGCGGGTTGCCCAGGCGGTCTCCGGGGAGCTGGTAGGCGTACTTCCAGACGCTGGTCGGAGCGGTCAGCAAACGCGAGAGCTGCACCTTCTTGAAGGTAAAGCTCCAGGGGTACATCATCAGCGTAGAGTCGCGGATGTCAGGGTACAGACGGTCACAGACGCTGGATTCATCCGTGCCATCATTGAATGAAGAAATGGCTTTTGCGCCTAGCATCAGCAGCGCATCAGAGCAGATGGTGATTCCAGTGTCGCCTGCGGCCATACGAACCTCTTAATGTGAGAAGGGCCAGCCTCCGATTTCTCAGGGGCTGGCCCGCTTGCGCTGACTATTGTCAGTCGCCGTCAGTGGCCGACAGCGTGGTGCCGTCAGTCACATCAACCACGCCAGAAGCGTTGGAAACGACATACACCAGCGTGACCACGGCGGTAGTGCCGGTGGAGGTCACGCAGTGGATGACATCGCCAACTTCCAGCAGGCTGGACAAGCTGTTGAAATACCCGGCGGTATTCACATCAGCGATTGCGTCGGTGGTCTTGTAACCATACATCGACGGGGCGTTGCCGCGCTTGGACGCGGAATAGGCGGTAAAGCCGTCAGCAGAGTAAGCCATTGTCAGCCTCCCCTATTAAGCCGCAGCCGCAGTGTCGCGGGCGGTGATTTTGACGATACCCTCGGAGTCGATAGCAACCGAACCCGCCGAGAAGAGGGCGTTCACCAGCCAGCTCGTCTTCTCAGGGATGTAGTTGATCTCGGTGCGAGGAGCGATGCCTTCAGCGTAGCCGATTGCGTCACGATGGAACGCGAACAGCGTGCGATCCGAAGAGCCGTCGATGGGCAG